ACAAAAAAATACCCGCCATTGTCTCGATATCGCCCAATCTGAATTCGGCGACTCTGAAAATTGAATGCAAAATGCTCAGTTCCCCGCTATTGTAGCGTCCTTCACCCCTTTCTGCAGGCTGCCTATCTTCGCTGAAAAGATACGCAATGAACAGAACTTATCTACGCCAGCTTCTTACTTTAAATATACACCGGCTTCTTATCACGGCAGAGGGCTTGTCTTCTGCCATGATAGAGGCTTTTCCATTGGTGTCCACTGACAGTCTGCAGCCGACATCCTTTTTCTTCAATGAAAATCCTCCCACATATAAAGAGACATCGAAAAAGGCCCTTTCACTTCTTCAGCAGGAAATGAAGGCCCGTTCAGAACTCCAGGGTATAACCGTCACCGATGACTTCTCTTCTGACGAACTTCCTGAAGGCAGTATCGCCTATCACCGTATCTGGGGATTCATCACCTCAGATTGTCAGTGGTATTTCTCCTCCAAGCAGTTCGAACGGGACCTGCTTGCGGCAGAAGCCAATCCGGCCATAACCTGCCATTTCCTGCATGTGAACTCTCCGGGAGGGGAAGCATGGTATATGGACAGACTCAGTGAAACGATGCGCTCACTCGGCAAGCCTGTCATGACATTGGTGGAGCAGTGCAACTGTTCGGCCAGCTATTATATAACCTGCCATTCCAGTTTCATTGCCGCACTCACGGCCTATGATACCATCGGCTGCATAGGAACCATGATTTCCACTTGTAACTATGACGGATGGTTCGAAAAGATGGGTCTCAAACTCATCCAGGCCAAAGCCACGAAATCAGACCTGAAGAATAAAAAGACGGATGACTTGCTCAGAGGGAAACCGGAACAGTACATCAAAGAAGAACTGGATCCACCCAATGAACAGTTCCTTGCCGCCGTTCTTGCATCCAGACCGCAACTGGGCAACCTGCCGGAAGACGATCCGGTATTCCGTGGTGAAACGTTCGATACTCCGCATGCCATCGATAAAGGGCTGGTTGACGCCTCCATGACTTTTCCCGAAGCTGTGGCTAAGGCTGTAGAACTCGGTCGCAGCTATATGGAGATTGAGAATATAAAAAGAAGTGCTCTCAACTATTTATAACTTAACTTTTGTTTATCATGAATTTAAAGGAAAGAATTCAGACCGTCCTGCAGAAACTGAATCTGCTGGACAAAGCGAAAGCCAATCAACTGACCCAGGAAGAATGGGGACAGATAGTCAACTCCTATAATCAGGAGTATCAGTCTATCCTTCAGGATGACTTGGCTGCGGACCAGGCGGCGCAACGGCAAACGGTTGCCGTCACCCAGGAACAGATTGACCAGGTACAGTCCATTCTTGGAAGTATCGTCAATCCGGTACAAACCAATTCAACAGCCACGGAAGAGGGAAACGGCGGGAATGGACCGGTGCAGACCATTTCACAGCCAGCCAACGGTGAAGGTCTGGTGCAACTGGCCACTGCTGTGCAGAGCCTGGTTGACAATATGAACAACCGCGCGGAGGATGATATCCCTTCCCAGACAGTGACAGCCGCTTCCATCATGTTCACGGGACCGGCAGACCGTTCCCGGTATCTTTTCGGTATTGAAAATCCGATGTTCTCCATGTCCGAACGTTGGAACAAAATTGCTGCCAATCCGGCCTCCGCTTCTTCTTACGGTCCATGGGAAGAAGATAATGAAGGAGCCGCTTTCCGTCGCCAGGCCGTTACTTTCTCCCGTTCACTGCAGCAACGTTACGATTATCTGCACAAAAACGGCATGCTTGACGCCAAACGTCTGGCAGTCGGAGAATTCAGTACGAACTACGAAGGGGTGGATACAGCCGGTGTGGGCAACCAGTATGTGGTCCTGCGCCAGGACGCTTTGATTGCCCGTGTACTCGCAGTCCGCGACCTCACGCAGTATTTTCCCGTCCGCTATGGGATTCAGGACCATGACCTCGTGTTCAATGCCTTCTTCTCCGAAGTTTCCCAAGCTTACCAGCAGGGTGAAATCTGGAAGGGTGACATGAAGCTTGAGAACGAGATGGGTCATGTGGATGATGCGATGATTAAGCTCAAGTTCGGTCCGATGAAAGAACTGGAGCGCATGTACATCGCTTATCTGAACAAGGAAGGCTCCGATCCTATCAAGTGGAACATGATCGAGTTCTGCATCCTGAACTCATTGGAAACTGCGCAGGTGGAGCAGAACAAACGCCGTATGCGGGGTATCTATGTCAAGCCGGAAACGGGTGTCGCAGGCAGTTACCTGAACGCATCGACCGGAATCATATACACACTGGTCCGCTACATGCATGAGTTTAAGATTCTTCCCCATGACGATGAGTCCTATCGCAGCTACACGGCTTCCAACATGTTGGATTCCGTTCAGGAGTTTGTCGGCGATGTGGTGGCATCCTGCACAGAAGACATGGATCTTGACCGCCACGTCCTCTATCTGAATAAGACCCATCTTCCCTGGTGGATTAAGAATGTCCGCGCCAAATATGGAAAGGACATTGACTTTTCCGGTCCGGACAGTTACCGCAATGTGGTACCTGACACAAATATGCGTATCATCTGGTTGCCTTACCTCGGTCAGCTTCCCCTCATGTTCATGGATGTTCCGGGCAACCTCCAGTTCCTGGAATTCGTACCGGGCGAGATGCTCTCTATCAAGGTGAAAGAGGACATGGAACTGGTAAAGGCATGGTCCACCTGGAAAGAAGGTACCGCCGCTTCGTTCACCGGCCGCCGTTTTGACAGCCTGGAAAAGCTGAAGGCCAACAATTACGAATGGCAACAGATCTTCATGAACAAACCTGCCGTTGATATGGCAGCAGACGCGACCACTGTCGATGCTTCAAAGGGATTCTGGCAGATAACAGCGGCCAACACTGCCGCCAAAGCCATTACGGACATTACGGGAGCCAAAGCCGGTGTAGCCTACATCATTGAATGTGGCAGCACAGAGAATGCCACTACCATCGCCAAGTCGGACAAGTTCGCCGATATTACGGAAGCTTATACTCCTACCAAAGAGGGTGACTATATCATGGTAATCCTGAACAGCAAGGGGAACTTCCTGGAACTGGAACGTCAGGTAGGCGGTGTACGCAAAGTGAACGCTGCACTCCAGCCCAACATTCCTGGAGTCAGATAATTGGTTGTCTATAAGAACAGATTGTTTTCAGGTAGCGCGGGGCGGGTCCACTTAAGCCCGCTCCGTGTTTTTTATAACTTAAAAATTAAAATTTTATGAAAGCAAAAAGAATTTCAAATCCTTTCCGTAAAGGGAACCAGGCCGCCCGTAAGATGCAGGTCCGGTTTTTCCTTTCGCTGATGGTGCTTCTGGCACTCGTGTTTATTCTTGACATGGTCATGTCTCCCGGTTCTGTGCTGGGAATTTACGGATTTTCCGGTACCACACTGGCCGCCATGATGGTCATCGGTGACGTGGACGATGTATCCGACCGTAAGACGCATGGCTCAAACATCGCCTATAAGATTTATTTGGTGGATATCGACCAGGTAAATTCCGATGTGCCCTTTCCGCTTCCTAACCAGCAACGAGAGATAAGCACCATCCCGATGAAAGCCGGACAATACATGAAGTACTTTGCGGCTCACGATATTCCCACCTACACTTCAACCGGCGAGAAGGGTGACATTACCACCAGCGGTACCAACACTTTTGTTGCCGTCATGGGCGGCATGCGTGACCAGCTGCTCGATTTCATTGAACAGCATGCCGGAGGCAAGTTCATCATCCTTTTCAAGGAAGTGGGCGATGCGCAGTGGTACATCCTCGGCAACTATGACCGTCCGATGGTACTCTCCTCCTTCGAGTCCAAAAATGACAAGGACGGGCGTTATGTAACCTATACCTTCACACGTACAAGCATTGACCAGTACTACAAGTATACGGGCGATATTGTCCGTGCTCCGGCAGCTGCTCACACGGCTGGCGCAACGGCACTTGCCATTAAATCCACCAACAACCGTTATACCATCCCCGATGGCAGTGAAGGCACATACGCCATTTCCACTGTCAGCGGATTGACAGCCAATGATAAGGGACGTTACATCACACTTGAGGGTACCGGTACCGACAAGGCGGCCACCATTGCCGACGGCAACAGCTTTGTGCTTGAGGATGGAGCTACCTGGACAGCCAAAGCGGGTTCTTCCATCACCTTCATGGTGCTTGATACCTCTACACTTGTCGAGGTATCCGGCAGCCGTGTGCAGACAGCTTAGTAAAAAACACCTCTTACAAGTCAGCAGAATTCCCTTATAGGCAGCGTGTTGGCTTGTAAGACTTAAATCTGTATGTTATGTATAGTTTCAAAGAAAAGAAGACACATTTCGTGGCTCTCCGGAATCCGGATGTGGCACAATATGACCTTGAGTTACTGGCTAAAGAAGTTCCTGGATTTCCGCAGCTTGCCACATTCTCACGCAATCCCAAACGTTATGCCGATGATATCCTTTATGCACTGTTAGATTGTGCTACACGTGAGAAGATACGTGAGTATCGCCGGGCTATGATCGCAAAAGAGGCAGAAGATGCCGGAGAAAAGAAAACAGAAGCCCCTGCTGCGGAAAAACCGGCCGAAAAAAAACAGCAAATGCCCAAAGGGGAAACAACACATGCTGAAGGAACCGGTCCACATGACGACATTGAAAAGCCTGAAACAGCTCCGGTAGACAACTCGGCAGAAGAGTTGAAACAAGCGCTTGAGGAAGCGGAAGCCCGTGCTGAAGAAGCCGAACAGCGTGCCGATGAAGCGGAGGAAGCCAGGGATGAAGCGGAAGCCCGTGCCCAGGAGACTGAGCAGGCGCTGGAAGAAGAGAAAAAAAAAGAGCCGGCCAAAGAAACTCCGGAAAAGTCCAAAAACAAGAGGAATACCCGCAAATCGACTGGGACAACCTCTTCGACCCGCAAGTCCAAATAGCCACACTCATCTACAACGACCGTGTGGTCACTTGGAAACAGATGAAGCAGCTCGACGAAAGTCTGGAAAGAAAACCGCAGAAGCGTGACATCATGGACATGGTGGAACTGCGTATCCGTAATCTCCAGGCATTCGATGAGCTGCAATCGTTCAACGACACTGGGAAGTTCCTCTACATTCATCCGCTCATAGCCCACCAGTCAGAGAGAGCACAACTGGAGAAGCTGCTGCAGACGGACCCGCAGGAGTTCCTGCGCCTGCATAAGAATGTGACGGACAATATCCGCAGATACGAGTGTTACCTGAAACGCGCTGACAGGCAAAACAAGCGCACCCAAGACAAGGAGAATCTTCGACGTCACCGTGAACGGGAATCACTGTTCAAAGCAATATTGCAAAAATTCAATTCGAAGTAAAATGGAAAAGCTGATAGAAGTATTTAATTTGGGTGGTTTGCCTACTGCCCCGCTGGATTCGTTCTTGGAGCTTCAGGAGGACTTCAAGAAGTCTGATCCTGACAAATTATCGAAACTGCAGATGCTTATCATCACCCGTGGTTTCAAGTATGCGTTCAAAGCCTGGCAGGATCCGGACGGAAAGCTCTGGATTATCGATGCCCATCAGAGACGGAAGGCACTGCTTGCATTGCGCAAGTCCGGGTTTACAATACCGGAAATACCTTATGAACCCATTTTTGCGGCAGACAAGAAGGAAGCGGTAGAGGAAATCGCAGCCTATAATTCCGAGTTTGCCACCAGGAATCCGGATACCCTGCTGTTCAAAAAATATAATATAGATTCTGACACCCTGCAGCGCTTCAACCTGGGTTATGAGGTCAAGACCACTGATTTCGGGCAGGTTTCCCCCCTTTTTGCCCAAGAACATGAGTCGGAAAATGTGCAGGAAGATGCCATTGATTTTAATGTTCCTGCATCTGAAGATACTGTAATTGCCAGACCCGGCGATATATGGTTGCTCGGTAACCATCGTCTGATGTGTGGCGATTGCCGTTCCAAATCGGACATCACGGCGTTGATGAACGGGCAGCATGCGGACTTGTGCGTCACAGACCCACCGTACAACGTGAACTATGAAGGCGGTACAGAGGAGGAACTCACCATCCAGAACGATTCCATGGAAAACGACTTGTTCGCCACCTTTCTCAGGCAGGTGTTCTCTGTCATGTTCGCCGTACTCAAGCCGGGAGGATCCTACTATATATTCCATGCAGACAGTGAAGGCGAGAATTTCCGGGCTTCTCTCAGGAAAGTGGGATTCAAGATTGCACAATGCTGCATCTGGGTAAAGAATACTATGGTGATGGGACGCCAGGATTATCAATGGCAGCATGAACCTTGTCTCTATGGCTGGAAACCGGGTGCCGGACATCAATGGAATTCCGACCGTAAGCAGACTACTGTCTGGAATTTCGACAAGCCGCAGCGCAATGCCATACATCCGACAATGAAGCCCATAGCCCTTATGGCATATCCAATATCCAACTCCAGCACTCCCGGTCAGATAGTCCTCGACATCTTCTCCGGATCCGGTTCTACACTCATGGCATGCCAGCAGATAGACCGTATCTGTCATGCTATGGAGATAGACCCGAAATATGTTACAGCCACCATTCACCGGTACCGCGCCATGTTCTCTGAGCAGCCCGTCCAGTTAATCCGGAATGGAGAAATTCTTTCTGTTACAGATACCCAATCCTTGTTGAAATGAAAAAGGAACTCACTCTAACTTCAGACACTGATAAAGCCGTCCTGATAGGCGATGAATATGTATCCCAAGTGCGTACTTTCGGTGCTTTGGGATACACTCCCCACCGTATATGTACGCTTCTCGGCCTGCGTGGAAAGGAAAGGACGGCACTGACAGTCCGCTTGTTGATGCCCGGAGATGTATATTACGACGCCTACCGTAACGGTTGTGCCCTGGGAGAATACAATATCGATGCCGAACTTGCCAAGAAAGCCGAGACCGGTGATGTGTCGGCCATTGAGACCTTGGAAACACGTAAGCAGGAACGGACAGTCAAAGACTTAAGAAACCAACTCTTTGGAATATGACCAGACTCGACACCCTTGATAAGATACATCCGGACTTGATATCCGCATTCCTCACCACCGGGAAGTGTGATGGCATTCCTGCCGATGTGCAGTTATTCCTCAAGCAGCTGCAATGGGCGGCGGAGATTTACGAATACGAGCGTAACATCACCCGTGCCGCCAAGCAGCTGCGCCAGCGCATCAATGCCCAGCAGCAGATTAATGTGGATGAACGTACATGTAAGGCACGCATTTATGCGGCCATCAATTACTTCAATATCGACAACAATGTGTCCATCAAGGTGTGGGAGTCCAACTATGCCGACAAGTACGAGGATCTTGCCAAACTATGTGCGGCTGCCGGTGACTACAAAACCCAGGGCAAGTGCTATGCCGCCGCCCTGGAGTGCCGTCGTCGTGCTGCCGAGATTGCCGAAGCCGACCGTAATCTGGGGATCGTCTTCCTGATATCTCCCGAACTTACTCCGGAAGACCTGGGATACAGCAAGGCCTCCCTGAAGGAGATTGCCTCCAAGCACAATAAAGGCTTCTATCTGAACCTGATAGAGAACCTTCCCATCGAGAAGGCCGAGAAGAAGCGCCTGCTGCGCGATGCGGATATTGAGGAAGCTGAATACGAAGAACTTAATGAAGAGTGAGATGGAAACAGATATTGAAATCACTTCCCGGTTTGAGGAATACTACATGAACCAGATGCAGATACTGGTCAATGTCATTGATGCCAACAACATATTTGCCGAGGTGGCACGTGCGGGTGGTAAGACGGAAGGTATCACCGGCCCTCGCATCATCCGTGTGGCCAATGACATGCCAGGCGAGCTGTCGTTCCTGGTACATAAGACCTACGTTGCCTTGATGACGAACGTATGGCCCAACCTTCAGGCTTATTTCTCCAGAGAAGTCACCGTAGGTGGGAAGGTGCGCTCCATGCTGGAGTATGGCATCGATTATGTGGTGGGCGAAAATAAGCTCCCTTCTCATTTCCGCAAGCCCCGATATCCCATATCCTACCCCAAACACAGTGTCGTTTTCCGGGATGGCCATCACATCCAGTTGGTAAGTTCGGATCAGCCGGAGTCCGTTGCCGGACGCTCTGCCGTCCACGCCATCATTGAAGAGATGAAACACAACAAAGGGGAGAAATTGAAAACCCGCTTGTTCCCTTCCCTCCGTGGTGCCAGTGCCGAAATACGCCGGTCACCTTATTACCAAGGTATCACGGGCGTATCCGATACCGCGCGTGTGGATCTCGGTGAAGATGACTGGTTCGAGGAGTATGAAAAGAACATGGATACGAAACTGATGGAGGAAATATCTACAGTCGCGCTTCATGTGAATGCAGCTATCTATCATAAATACAAGCTTATAAACTCACAACGGGAAACGACTAACCCCGTTACCCTTGAGCGTATCCGTCTTGAAATCATCAAGCAGGATCGC